AACCAACGAGATCTTGGAAGATGCGCCGTTCCTCAACTCATTCGTGCAAAAGTGTTTCGTCGACGAGAGCCAGTATGTTCTCGATGAGGGCATTTTGTTCGGCGACGGCTTAAAGCAGCCGCTCGGGATCATGAACTCGGGCGCATTGCTGACGATCGCAAAAGAGAGCGGACAGACTGCGGTGCTCGATCCGCTGAACATCGTCAAAATGTTCGCGCGGATCTTCCCGGCGAGTTCGCCGAAAGCGACCGTCGTCATCAACCCGGAGATCTACGAATATCTGCCGACGTTGACGCTCACTAGCGGCGCGAACAGCTACCCATTGTTCTTGCCGCCAGGCGGATTCTCGCAAATGCCGTTCGGTTCTGTTTATGGGCGCAAGCTCATTCCGATCGAGCACTGCCCGGCGCCGAAAACCACGGGCGATATCATTGCGGCCGACTTCAGCCAATACCTGCTTTTGCGCAAAGGCGACAACCGGCTCGATGCATCCATGCATTGGGCGTTCGACACGGATGAATGGGCATTCCGCATCATTCTGCGCGTCGGCGGCCGTCCGCTTTGGGACAAGGCTGTTACGCCAGCGAAGGGCACATCGGGCGTCAAGTACAGCCCGTTCGTGTGCCTCGGCGCTCGCTAAACGCTGAACGAATCGAAGAACTAAGGGGCGCGGCGTAAGCGCCGGCCCCTCGTTGGAGGAATGACAGATGTCTTTATTGGCAGAATTTGTACGAGCGGTGGCGGTGCTCGCGCCGAAACAAAACCGTTTCGCGGGTACGCAAAACTCGCTGACCGTCAATTTGCAAAAGGCCGGCAAGGTCAATTTCTTGTTGACCACGGGTAATTCGACGTCCGGCACCGGAACCGGAACGACAAAAGTCACCGTCGAAGCGTGTGATAAAGCGGACGCGTCGGGCTCAAATACCGCGATCGCATTCAAATATCGCAAGACGGCCACAGCATCGAAAGACGACTACGGTGATTTTGTCGATGCGACCGCTGCGACCGGTTTTACGACTGACCCTGGCGTTAACCCTAACCTCAACTACTTGATCGAGGTTCAGGATCGCGACCTGCCGGCTGGCAAGCCGTACGTGCGCGTCAAGTGCGTCGAGCAGGTTGCCGATCCGGTAGACGGGGCGATCATCGCTCTCGTGGGCGGCATTCATCAGTCGACCGATCAAGTCGTCTTGCCGTAACGCGACAAAGCGTTGAGCGCGGCGGGATCGGTCGCCGGTGGTTTTGCTCCTCAGCGATTCTCCCCAGATCCACCGCCCGCCCGCTCAACACCACTGAGGTTGTTGCATGAGCAGCGTGATACCAGCAATTTCGCCTAAGGGTTCATGGGAAGAAACTTCCCCGCCGTCGCTGTATCTTGTGACGGCGGCTGACGTGCGGCAACAGGTCAATCTCGGCGACGATCTGAGCTACGACGCCGACATAACCGCCAAGGCTAATGCAGCCGAGCGCGCAATCGAGAACTACCTGCAAATTGTTCTCGGGCAAAGGAATTTCAAATACAAGTTCGACGAGACGCCGAAGGTCTATCTCGACGGCTGCATCCCTTGCGATGCTGCGATCAGGTTTCCGGTGCGGCCCATTCAGTCGGTGTCGGCCGTTAAATACATCGACAGCACGGGCGCTACTCAGACGCTTGTCGCAAATACGGATTTCGTCTCATTTCTCAATCGGCGCGATCCAATGGTGGCACCAGCGTACGGCAAGACGTGGCCGACCGCGCGGCAGTACAAAGAGACATTCTGGGTCGAGGGCACTGCCGGCTATGACGCCCCAGGATTGGCAGCGCTCAAAACACGCGAGCCCGGACTCGTGCTGGCGATCTGCATTCTGGCGGCCGAGATGTTCCTCAACCGGAGCATTTCGTCACTCGCCGATCTGTCGGAAGACAACCTTGCGCAGATCAACATCAACGTCGGGCACTTGCGGGATGTGAATTTCTGATGGCGAAAGCGGTACAGCCAGGGGAAATGCAATGGCGCATTGATCTAGAAGCGCTAGCGCCCGTGCGTTCCGCAAACGGGCTGAACATGACTCGCACATGGGTCAAAGTTGCCACTGTGCAGTGCCATCAACGCCACGTCGGCGGCTCAGAGCACTTTGAAGAACATCAAGTCAAAGCCAACGACGTGCGGCTGTTCACGATCTGGAAGCGCTCGGAAAAGATGGACGAGACCTGGCGCGTTCGCTTTCCGTCCGGCGGCGATCGCACTTACGACATCATTTCGTCAATCGATGAAGTCGGCGAAGTCAACAACCAAGTGCAATTCATGGCGAGGCGAACGGCATGATCGTAAACCTCGACACGTCAGATATGCGCGATTGGGCGCGAGCGCTACGCCAGATCCCCGCCGACATGCTCAAGCAATGCTTGCGGCCGGCGGTGCGCAGCGCTGCCACCATCGTCAAAGCCGAGCAAAAACGCTTGCTGCGCGCGCAGACGAAGGGCACCGATCTCAATCCGCATACTCGCGGCGTGCTTCAGCGCGCAATAAGCGCGGTCACAGTACGTGCAAATCGCGAGCAGAGCCCGACGACTGCAACGGTTCTGATCGGCATTCTGCGCAAAGCCGGGCCGCTGATTGCACCGCAGGTGACAAAGCGCGCGCTCAAGGGCCAATTCTGGTGGTATTTGGAGCGCGGCTTCCACGTCGGCGGCCGTCGTCGCGGACGCTTCCATAAATTCACATACCGCCATTTCGTGGCGGCAAAGCCATTTGTGGGGCCGTCGGCTCTCAACGTCCGATCGCAGGTTGTGCAGAGGCTCCAGGACAAGCTGAACGCCTATGCAAGCGGCAGCACGCCGCTTACTCGTCGCGCTCGTCGGAGGTCGATACGATGACCCTAGCGATTGAGACGGCGCTTGCGACCATTTTGACGGGCGATCCAGCTGTCAACGCGCTCATTGTCGGCCGCGTTTATTCGCCGGAAGCTCCGCAAAATGCGCACTATCCGCATGTCGTATTCGTGCGTGCCGGCGGCGAGCCCGATTTCACGACGGGCGGCAAGGGCGATGGCTCGCTGCCGCAAGACACGTTTGACGTGTTTGTCATCAGTGACGACATTGACATTCACATCGATCTATCGCGCAAGGTCAAAGACGCATTGTCTTACTACCGCGGCGTCGTCACCGTCGGTGGTGACAACGTGAACATACAAAGCATTCTCGTGCAGCGCCCGGCCGATATTCCGACCGAGCAGCCGCGCGATCCACCGGTCTACTGCCGGCACTTTGAAATAGACGTCTTATATCAGGAGTAGAACCATGAAAACCAGAAATCTCTTAGCTGGAATGATTGCTGCGGGGCTTAGCCTTGCGCTGTCGCTGCCGGCGCTCGCCGCTAAAACCAACTTCAACGGCGGGACACTAAAAAACGCTTACAAGTTGCCGATTAACGCCGGTGACTTGGCAGTCACGCTAACGGCGGCCGATGTTGCTAACGGCAATATGTTTTCAGTCGCCGACGGCGGCATTCTGATTATGTATAACTCTGGTGCATCGCCTTATACCATCACCATTAATGGTGCAGCGGATTCCCACGGCCGCACTGGCGATATCTCAGCCTACAGCATTCCTGCCGGCGAGATCGACGCTATCTGGATTCCGCCGGTTGGCATTCATCAGACATCTGGCACTGATGCCGGCAAGGTGTATGTGTCGGCATCGAACGCGGCGGTAAAGTTCGCCTACCTACAAGAGCCGGCTGACGCGCGCGCGAAGTAGCCCATTCTGACTGCGACCGTAAAAAACGCTGAGGAGCAACGGTTAGCACATCAGACGAGGATTCCGAAATGGCTTATTACAGCGGTTATGGATGCGTGTTAAAGCGCGGCGATGGCGGCAGCCCCGAGGTATTCACCACGGTAGCCGGCATCACGCATATCGGCGGCCCCGACATGAAGGTCGACATGATCGACGTCACGTCGATGGACTCGCCGAACGGATGGCGGGAATTTATCGGCGGATTGAAAGATGGCGGATCGCTTCGCCTGACCTGCAATTTCGACCCGCAAACCGCAACGCAAAGCTACAGCACTGGCTTGCTCAAGGACTTTGTGAACCGGACCAAGCGAAACTTTCAGCTCGTGTTGTCCGATGCAGGCGCGACGACTTGGAGCTTCGCTGGATTCGTCACCGATTTTCCCGTCGACATGCCCGTTGACGGCAAGCTCAGCGTAGACATCACCATTAAGATCACCGGACAGCCGACGCTGGCATAAACCGGCGATCTGAACAAATGAGGAGCAAACAACAATGACCGACAAACCACAAGGGTTGACCGCCGAGGAAATCTTCGCGATCGACGATCTCAAAATCGAGCCCGTCATCGTTCCGTTTTGGAGCAAAGACAAACCCGTCTACGTGCGAACCATTACGAGCGGTGAGCGGGCCGATCTTGAGTACGAGTTGTTCGTCGCCGAGGAAAAACTGAAGCAAAACGACGCCGACTACAGAAAGTGGGTAATGATGCGCTTCAAAGAGCGTTTCTTATTCCGCGTCTGCGTCACCGCCGATGGTGCCCGGTTGTTCAAAGACGAGGATGCTATAACGCAGTTGTCTAAGAAGAACGCGGGCGCGGTGGACTATCTCTACGAGAAGGCGCGAGAAATCAACCGGATCAGCGAAGCCGATATCGAGGAACTAGCAAAAAACTCCGCAAGCTCCCAATCCGGCGATTCCAGCACGAGCTAGCGCTCGCGCTCGGCAAGTCTATCGCCGAGATCCGGGAGATGTCGAACGAGGAACTGTCATGGTGGCGTGCGTACAACTTGATCGATCCGATAGGGCGCTGGCGCGACGACATCCTGGCGGCTCAGATCGTCTCAACGATCATGAACGTCAATCGGGGGCCGAAGGCTACGAAGGTCTTCAGCGCATTCGATGTGGTGATGGAGTTCGATCAAGTAGCGCTGAAAGAACAGAACGATCCCGATGTCGCAAAGAAACGCCTGCACGAGAACGTCAAGCGCGTGATGGGCGAGCTAGCGAAGCCACAGGACGATAAACCGCGCATTATTCGCGTGAGGAAATAAATGGCATCGGTCGCATCTTTATTCAACGTTTTGCAAGTCGACACGTCGGGCGCTATACGCGCGTTCGATCAGGCTGCAAACGGCGCCGATGCCGCCTCGCGCCGGATGTCGGGCGCATACATTCGCGAGACGCGACGGATGCGGGAAGCGACCGAGGAAATGGGGCGATCTATCCGCCAGGTTTTTGACGGCCTTCAAATGATTACCGGCTTCGCCATTGGTGCTGAGAGCATCCGGAAAATTGGCGAACTCGCGGACGGCTTTACCGATCTGCAAAGCCGGGTGCGTAATGCGACGCGCGAGACCGGCGACTTCACAAGCGTATTTGGCAAGATCTATCAGATCAGCCAACAAAACGGCGTCGCGCTGGAAACGACAGCGGCGCTCTTTCAAAATTTGCGGCGCGCGGCCGACGACCTGGGCAAAAGCAATGCTGATGTCCTGACGCTAGCCGATACGGTGCAAAAGCTCGGCATCATCGGCGGCAGTAGCACGCAGCAACTGCAAAACGGTTTGCTGCAGCTGTCGCAGGCATTGGCGAGTGGTCGTGTTAATGCACAGGACATGCGCTCGGTCATCGAGGACACGCCAGAGATCGCTTTCCGCATCGCCCAAGGCATGCACATGACCGTCGGGCAAATGCGCCAGGCGATTGCTGCCGGTCAAGTCATGAGCAGTGACGTGTTCGATGCCCTGCTCTCGCAATCGAAACTAGTAAACAAACAGTGGGAGCAGATGCCGACGACGATGGAGCGCGGCATGCAAACGGCAACCAACTCGCTGCAACGCTTCATCGGCGAGATGGATAAGACGTTCCACGTCACCAGTTCGATCGGTGATGGATTTAAGGGATTGGCGTCTGCAATTGATGGTGCAACAGACTCACTCAAAGCGCACCAGGATATAATCTCGCAGATTTACCCAATGCTGCAAAAGATCATGCAATTCAAGCCGCCAGCGCAGCTCGGACTTGAATTGGGTGTTGGAGCACTGGGCAGGGCAGCGGGGAAATTGCCCTATTTGCACGATAAATTAGCCGGCGGTCTCGATCCGCGCTATCTGATGATAAAGCCGCCGGTGCATCGTGAGACCGCGCTGCCCGATCACCCGGAATTTGGCCCGCCGCTGCCGAAGCAGAATCAAAAATACAAAGACTTCCTCAAAGACTTGAAGGAGGAAGTGAAAGAGCAGCAGGATCTCGCGCAGGGCAAGAAAGAACAAAAAGAAATTGACGATGCGCTGTATAAGGCGGAAGAAAAGCTCGGCCGCGCGATGACAGGCGCAGAGCGCGCAGAAGTGACGGCATTGGCTCGGGCGAAAGCGCGCGCGAAGGAGCAGCAGGAAGGCGCAAAGAAGGCAGAAGAAGCTCAGAAGAAATACAAGAAAGCAATTGATGACACGCTGCGCGAAGAAGAAAAAGCGCGTGCGTCGGATCTCGCGCATTACCAGGAAATGGAGCAGTCGCTGGCGGCTCAGAAAGAGCAACTCGATTTTATTGCTGCCGGCGAAACCTTTGCAGCGAAACAGGCAGCAGAGCGCCTGCGCTTTGAAAAAGAGATCGCGAAACTAAACCCGGTTCCTGGCGACAAGTCCGGTAGTTTTGGCTTGAATATCGGCATGGCGGCAGCCGGCGCCGGCTATGACCCGCGAGCCAGTTTATTGAGCAAGTTCGATGCAAATCAGGCCGAGGAGTTTGCCAACAACTTAAAGAAAGTGCGCGAGGAATTGCTCGGCACAAAAGAAAGCTATGACCAGTTCATGGAGCGCATGGCGGCCGAATCAGGCTTGACGGAAAGACAAGCCGAAGAATTGGACAAATACTATGAAGCGCTGCGTAAGTTCAAGGAAGCCGGCGATGACCTCGCAGAACAGCACGCAATGAGCGTTTTCGATGAAGCTAAGGCGCGCCGCGTTACCGAGGAAGTCGAAAAGCGAAAGCGCGCGGTTGCTGAGCAAGTCGAGGAATTGCAGCAGGAAAACCGGCAGCGCGAGCTGATCGCCAATCACCAGGAGCTGCAAGCCGAGTACGAAAAGATCGTCTTTGAATGGCGCCAGCAGTATGGACGCGAGCTGACGGATCAAGAGAAGGCGCTCGCTCAGCAGTTGTCGTATCAACGCGAATACAATCGGTTGGCGGCGGACGCTCGCGACATAATCGAGCAAACGAAGACGGACGACGAGAAACGCGCCGACCAACTGCGGCACATCAATGATCTTTTCTCTGCCGGTCTCTTGACTGTGCAGCAATATCAAAAGGCTGTCGCGAATCTCAGCCCGGCGTTCCAGCGGTTTTCCGATTTCTTCCATAGCGCCGGCCAAACAATCAGCTCGGCGTTAGGCAATGCAATCACGAACGGTGGCAAGTTCTCCGATGTTCTGAAGCAGATCGAGAAGCAACTGGCATCAATGGCGCTTCAGAAATTGATCCTTGATCCGTTCTTCAACATGCTGAGCGTCAAGGCGACTAACTGGCTGCAAGGACGATGGCCAACGCTGCCAGCAAATCCGCAATCTCCGTTTGCGCCCGGCAATCCACAACCGCCGTGGACGTGGAACCCGCAGACGGGACAATGGCAAAGATCTCCGAGCACCGGCTACGGTGGCCCTCCTGGTGGTCCGCCTGGATGGGGACAGCAGGGAACTGGCAGCCCGTACGCGCCGTATCCTGGCACCAGGGGTCCGTTGGCTAACGATCCGGTTGCTGCTCAACAGACAAGTTTCTTGAGTCAAATCGCCGCCAACACCGGCGTCTGTGCAATGGCGATGGACCCGATCATCAAGCTCTTGAACGAGCTAGCGAAATGCTCCTGCGGTTCGACGAGCACCACGCAACCGGGCGTCGGCGTGCCTACGCCGTTTGCCGGGCCGCTGTCGCCGACCAAGACGACGAAAGACATGTTTGAGGAGATCACGGATTTCACCGGCGGTGGTGGCAATCCGTTCGCGGGGTTCCTCTCCGCCGTCGGCGCACTCGGCGCTGTCGGCGGCTTGCAGCAACGCAAAGTCAACGGAATGGACGTACCGGCTGTGTGGGGCGGTGGCATTACGCCGACGTCAAGCTACATCGATCTGACTCGCGCGCTCAGCAATCGCGCGCAGCAACAAGCCGACGCGTCGACCGGTATCGCGCGCGCTTACTTCGAAAACCAAGCCAAAATGTGGAATTACTATGGCGGCCTAAACGGCGGGCTTGGCGGGTTTGGCGTTGCGCCTGGCATTGTCAATAATTCGACGTTTCGAAATTGGATCAATTCGCCGCTTGATTCTGTGCAGGCGCCGCCTGGCTTTTTCGCCGGCATACGACCCGGCGCTATTCAGGTGGATGGCGGTGATGGTACAGCGGCCGGTTATGACGTCGGACAGGACCATTGGCTGCCGACCGGGGCAGATATTGAGCGAGCCTTTAATCAGGCAACCGGCATTCGGCCGAGCGCATTTGATCAACCGTACAACGGCGGCATATACATGCCGCCGCAAACCGGCTCGTTAGGACCATATGCGGGCGCCAATCTCAACGACTATTATTCTCGCGTGCCTGTCTATCAGCCCGGCAGTGGCCGGTTAGCCGGCTACACGTTGAGGGCGCCCGACTCCGCAATACAAGCGGCGTCGGCGAATCCAAGCACAGCAGATTGGGACAAAATATTCCGCTACTTCGGATCGCCGCTGTCGTCATCTTCACCTTCGCAGTCGTATGCGCCAATTCCGCTATACGGCGATCTCGGCAATCCGTCCGGCTATCCAACCGTCAGCAATGCAGACATGATGGCTCAAATGAATGCATTGCTTAACCCTAATGCGCCTGCGACACCGGTCGCATCGGGACGGCAGCCACCGCTCACCGGTAATCCCGTAATCGATCAATTGCTCATGGATCAGAAATATGGTTATGGGCATGGTGGCGTTAACAGCCCCGCGTACGTCAGACACTTCGCGTCTGGCGGACACACAGCCGGCGGGCAGCTCCTTCGTGTCAATGAAAAGGGCATTGAATATTTCCAGCCCGACACCGCCGGCACCATTATTCCGCATGACGAACTTGGCGGCGGCGGTGTTTATGTGACGGTCAACAATTACGCGCCGGTCGGCGTATCCGTCAACCATGGAACCACGGCCGACGGGCAGCGCGCGGTAGATATCGTCATCGACGAGATGGTTGCCGGTCGCTCGCGCAATGGTGGCAAAACTATACAGGCGGTACGCCAGGCGCTTGGCGGCGGCTCGCGTACGCCGAGCATTAGGAGGTAAGCGATGGCGAATCCAACATGGCCTAATGGCGTGCCTACATCAATGCGCTTTGACAATTATGCCGAGCCACCGAAATTGGATTTCCTTGAGACGCCAATGGATGACGGCGATCAAAAGCGCCGGCCGCGTCAATCGCTCATGTGCAATCAGTTGTCCGGCGAAATTGTGATGACATGGGCGCAGTACGAGACGTTCCGCGTCTGGGCGAAGAACACGCTCTCAATGGCGAGCGTGCGCTTCGACGGCTTCCCTCATCCACGCACCAAGGCGACGCTGAACAATGTCCGGCTTGCATCGGTCGGACAACCGCAGCCGATTACTGACGGCTATTACAACGTCCCGCTGCAATTGGAGTATTACGATTAATGCGGAATCTGCCCGTTGCATTTGTAAAAGCACTCCTGAGTCGCGAGACAAGCGAGCTCGCGGTTAAACTCGTCGAGATTTCGCATTCGTCGATAACAACGATCCGCCTGTGCAACGATAAGCAGGCATTCACAAGCAATGGCAACGTCTATCAGCCGTGGGGATTTCGCATTGCATTTCCAAACGATGTGCGCGGCGAAGCCGGCACATCGGTGCTTTCGATCGACAACATCGATCAGGCAGTGCTCGCGTCGCTACAAACAGCATTCGCAGCAGCGATAAAAAACGGCGATGACGTCATCGTCAAATATCGCCTGGTTTTGGCAAGCGCTCCAAACACGTTGGCCATTGACGAGTCTTACATTTGCCGCACATTCAATTGGTCGGACGAGATGATCAATTGCACGTTGCAAAGCAAGTTCCCGTTTGACGAGCCGATCCCTGGCGACAACATCACACCGGATAAATTCCCTGGAGCGTTCCGCAAATGACGAGTAGCTGGACGTTTGGTTATGCAGGCGGCTCGCGGAATATGTACCCGGTGGCACCGGCAGTGCCGGGCAGTGGCGTTGCCGGCCCTTATGTGCCGCCCGCCCCAAAGAACAATCTGCGCAATGATTTACTGCTCGCGCTCGGCGGCATGTTGCTGCTCGGCGGTTTGTTTTTCTCGCGCCGGCATTCGACGCGCAACACAGGCGTAGTACAGAGTTCAAACGTTTACAGCCAGGTGCCAGTATTGCAGCAACCGCCAAGCGTGCCGCAGTATACACCGGTGCCGCTTATCGGGATCGGTGGCGCCCGCGACACCATCCGGCCGATCCTAACCGGCATTCAAAACATAGCTGACAAATTTGGGTCGGTGCCGTATGTGTGTGGCACGTTCAAGGTTTTCCCGAAACTCGCCGCTGAAGTGATCACGCGCCAGGAAGGCAACGACTCATATCTCTATGCATCATTTGTAGTCGGCATTGGCGAGCACGTCATTAGCGACCTAAGGCTCGGTGACACGCCTATCGGCAATGTCGATGGCGCGTCGTGGGAAGTGATGCCCGGCACGCTCTCGGACCCAGCGCCGACGCTCTACACGCAAGATATGGCCCAAGACGTTATTGCCGATCCTGTCAGGGTCGGCAACGACGTTATACACACGGCACCACAAGAGGCCGATCAGCTGTCGGTAGAAATCTCCTTCGACAACGGCATCTATTCGTCGTCCGGCGGCAGCGCGACGGTGCAGGTCAATATTTACTATCGGCTGAATGGCACCAATGATCCCTGGATGCATGTGCCGCCTGATTCCGGCTCGCCGAGCAACCCGACGATCAGCGTGACGGAAAACAACCGCGCTGCGATTCGCAAGAACAAAACGTGGACGGTAACGCGCGGGCTCTACGACGTAAAGGTTGTCCGCGTCACGGCAAACGCCGCAAGCGATACCAGCCCCAACGTCTCAAACTGGGCGTACTTCCGAGCATACAAAAACGTTGACCCTATCGACCTGACGAAATTCAAGGATGGCAACGGCAATCAAGTAGGCGTCTGCCGGATAAACATCAAAGTTAAGGCGACGAACAAGACGCAGGGGATGCTGAGCCAGATCAACTGTCTGGCCAGCCGCAAGATCTCCGCATACAACACGGGTACAGGGTTGTGGTCGGCGCCGGCAGTATCGTCATCGCCGGCCTGGCAAGTCGTCGAGATGCTTACAGGCAACAAGCGCCCGATGGCTAAATCTGATATCGATGGCGCCGCTTTTGCTTCCTGGGATACGTTTTGCGCAAATAACGGGCTAACGTTCAACCACGTTTATGACTCGCCGGTGACCTGCGGCCAAGTATGCGATGACATTGCCACAC